ACCCCCACGAAGTGGGGGTCAGCGAGCGAAGCGAGTGCAGCGAGTCACTGAGTCACCGGAGCGTAGCGTAGGTCGACGGGTGGTCGAGCGGTGGGGGGCACATTCCCCACCGTTTATACTCCTATTCATTATATAAAGCGGACCAGCGTAGAGCTGGTTCAAGACTAAAGGTCCCCATTAAGAAAATCTAAATCGAACAGTAGTTCAGACTCAGTATCTGCCGTAGTCACAGATTCTTCATCGTCTTGGGATACTGGGGGTGGGTTATTAATCCACGCCGCGCGAAATCGTGCATGTTGAATACCATCTGGAAAGTTGATCACCTTGAATCGTCTTGCGATGGGTGATAAGTCCGCAATTCTCGGGAAGCATTGTTCCAACGTATAGTTGGATAGAACGATGATTTTCAGCGGTCGTACTTTCTGTATCACACCTCCCTTGATTTCTCCAGGAAATGGATAACGATCTGCCCATTTCTTTAGTGATTGGGCTGTGAGGGTGTTATCCGGTGACCATTCTTCAATTGCCACCACAGGTTCAAACCGATAACCATCCCACCATTTGTTGATGGATTTCGGATAATGATTGGGATACAGTTCCCATAGTAATCTTGACTTCCCTGTTCCAGTTGACCCGATCCACCATTCATGAAGTAGTTCACCTTCGATCGGTTGTGTGTCGGGTGCGTAGATTGATTCAAGACGCGGTTTGTAAATCACGAATTCCTTTGGATAGTGTTCCGCGATGTACTGCATATCACCACTTGCTGCGTGATTCTTGATATCTTTCCATTTCGATTTGTTCGCTTCTGAGCCACGTGCACTTATTTGCCCTTGATCTAGTGGCGCTTCACCATCTTCGAAGTAATTACCATCCTTTTTACAATAATCACTCGCTTGTTGATGTGTACCACCACGCACTGATAAGTGTGCGCCTGGAATGAGACGTCTCACGGCTGAGAGCTTGCGTTGTGATACGAAGTAGATATAACCTTGCAAGTGAGGTGTCCCGGTCTCAGCGACTTCTCTTCCATACACCAAATATTTATATTGGAGTGCTTGGATGCTGAGTTCGTGATCCGTAGTGTAGTTGTTGAGCGTGAAACACCATCCTCTTGCCCGTTGTGATGCAGGATGCATGTTGTCGAATGACAGCCTATATGGTCGGCCGAAGGCCAAGGCGACTCGGCCGAGTCGTCCTATTATTACCATATAGGCTGCTGAGCACTGAGTCTAGAATGTTCTTAGAACGTTCTCAGTGGTCAGTTGTTCTCTCTAGTTTCTTCCATTTTCGAATTTGCTTCGAAGGTAACAAGTGATTATGGCCACGCCATATCGTCGTAAGCGTAGAAGTGTTCGGGCGCGTCCAGTTCGTCGCCGGCGTTCTACGTATAGTCGTCGTCCAACCCGTCGGCGTTCTACGTATAGCCGTCGTGGTAAGGGCATGACTTGTTCTGTTCTTACCCCGTCTGCCAAGTTTGCGATGGCACAGTTGGATCCGTTTGATCCAGCTGTTGCAGGTGCAAAGATTCCAGATTCGAATACTATGCCTAGTATTTCGACTAGTGATATTGACATTTTGTCTGTGGTTGGGGGTGCTGGTCCTAGTGATCTTGTAGGATGGGCATTTCGTCCCCAGTATACTTGGGGCGTTGTCCAAACGACAGGTTTACCGTTGAATTGGGGCGCGACGTATGCGGCCAATTCTACCAATCGTTCAAAGCGTACCTCTTATGATGCGGCTATTGAGCTCACACGTCCGGTAGCGCATGCGGTTAGGTTGAGTTGTCCTTTGGCTCCTACTCAAGCGTCTGGGTTTGTTCATATGGCTTTAGCCACTGAAACTAACTGGGGATCGTCTTTGTGGCAGTTTCCAAATACGGTTGCTCAAATGTCTGGATGTCAACACTATAAACGTGTGACATTGGCGTCGTTGACGCAAAGCCCTATTACTATCATCAATAAGTGGCTTGATGATACTGGGTTTCGTTATACGTCGCCTGTGGCTGATATGTCTATCGCTACTGCCGCTGGTATTCAGACTGATTATGGATGGGGTGTCATTATCGTTGTAGTTGAGGGTGCTCCTACTAGTGGTAATGTTGTTTTGAGTGCCGAACATCTTTTGATTTCGGAGGGTATTCCTCAAAAAACAGGTGTTATTATTGGTACTGTTGCGGCTGCCAATTCACCTGGTACACTTGGTGCTGTTGGTACAATGGCTACCGAACAGGCTCCATTTCATACAGAAGCCGAACAGGATTCTTATATTTCGCGCGGCGTCAATGCTTTAGCTCGTGGGGCTGCTGCTGCAGGTGAGCAAGTGTTTGAAAATGTTGCCGTTCCCTTGTTGCAGCGGGCTGGTGGCGCTGGAGCCAGTGCTGCTGCTAGCTATGCATTTAATGCAATTGCAGGGTTAGGTGGTATACCAGGTGTTAATGCTAACCCTGGTCGCCTTGCTTTGAATTAGAGGAACAATTGCCTGTTCGTTTACCTCCAGCTCCATATCCACCTGGTTATGCGGATGTTGCTCCTGGCTATAATGTTCCAGGTATGAATATCCCCGCCGTTGGTTCAAATGCTGCTGTTCGAGATCAGGGTATGAGGTATCCTCGTTACGAGGGACATCCTACTGCGGATCAAGTTGCCATCGAGCTACGTCGTCATCGTATGGATGTAGAACGTTCGCGTCGTCGTTCTGAGATGACCGATCGTGGTCGGCGTGATGTAATCAGGCAGGAGCTTGTAGCTGCCCGTGGCATGGCTCCTCTTGATTGGGATATGGATGAGTTGTAAATTAGTTTAGTATATGTATTTGAAGTTAAAAGAGACGTCTACGTGTTCTACGTTGTGGAACTTCTTCTGGTATGTCTTCGTCGGTCTCAGTTTCTTCCCCGTTATCTATGTTGATAGGACTTGCTGGTCCTTCTAGGACTTCGTCCGTGTGTAGATCGGGTAGTTCTTCTTGCATGGTAGTTGCACTGTTGATGAGACCAATCGCGATTTCAGCGCGTTGTACGTTTGCTTCGATTCTCGCATTCAACCATTCTTGTGTGACGAGACAATCTTCACCGTGTTCTCGGTGGATTTGTTCTCTTGCTACGTCACCCAAAGTGTCTTCAAAACATCTCTTAAGTCGATACGCCCCTTGGTGCTTAAGTACAAGCATTTCTCCCGTACGTTCCAGTGCCCGGGAGTATGTGTTGCTGATCATGATGCGTTCATGTAGTAGCATCTGACATCGAGCTGCTTCATTGTTGGCGTCGACTCTTGCGTCGCGGTCAATGACCGACTGAGCTTGGGCCCTTTCCATTGCCGACTTGTAATAGAGCATCATCTCGAAGAGTACCGTGTTCGAAGAACACGGTCCCACTGGTTGGTCTAGGTTGGCCTTCGTCATAGTCGGGTTACACTTGTGGGGTACGGCGCAAATTGAAAAGTGAGCCTTGTGTACCCCCGTGTGTAAAATATAGAAGGAAAGTAGTACAGTCATGGACATGTAATGTACTGTACTACTATACAAAGTGTAAGATAAATCTGAAACATATAAGAGTTTGTATAGTGCCCTGTGTGGACCACATGATATAGAGTATACTGTATAGTTGAAGTTGTGCAGGTATACATTTCTGCACAGTTAAATAAAAAACCCAAAAAACCAAAAACCCAAAAACCCAATACACATTGGACTTACAATCTATAAGTTGTACCCCCACGAAGTGGGGGTCAGCGAGCGAAGCGAGTGCAGCGAGTCACTGAGTCACCGGAGCGTAGCGTAGGTCGACGGGTGGTCGAGCGGTGGGGGGCACATTCCCCACCGTTTATACTCTCATATATTTATAAAGGCGGACTAGCGTAGAGCTAGTTCAAGATTAAAGGTCTGCGTTAAGAAAATCTAAATCGAACAGGAGCTCAGACTCAGTATCTACCGTAGTCACAGATTCGTTGCCGTCTTGGGAAATTGGGGGTGGGTTATTAATCCACGCCGCGCGAAATCTGGCGTGTTGGATACCTTCTGGGAAGTTTATCACTTTGAATCGTCGTACGATTGGTGATAAATCTGCAACTCGTGGAAAGCATTGTTCCAATGTATAATTGGAGAGAACGATGATTTTCAGTGGTCGTACTTTCTGTATCACGCCACCCTTGATTTCTCCTGGGAATGGATAGCGATCAGCCCATTTCTTTAGGGATTGGGCTGTCATTGCGTTGTCGGGTGACCATTCTTCGATTGCGACTACTTGTTCGAATCGATATCCATCCCACCATTTATTGATGGATTTCGGGAAATGGTTAGGGTAAAGTTCCCACAACAATCTTGACTTTCCTGATCCAGTGCCGCCGATCCACCATTCATGGAGTAGTTCACCATCGATTGGTTGTGTATCGGGCGCGTATAGTGATTCAAGTCGTGGTTTATATATCACGAATTCCTTGGGGTAATTCTGTGCGATATAATCCATGTCACCAGTTGCTGCGTGATCCTTGATATCTTTCCATTTGACTTTGTTTGCGTCTGCACCGCGTGCTGATATTTGTGGGTTGTCTAGCGGTGCTTCTCCATCTTCGAAATAGTTGCCATCTTTTTTGCAATAATCACTTGCTTGTTGGTGTGTTCCGCCTCGGATTGACAAATGCGCTCCTGGAATCAGTCGTCTCACGGCGGATAGTTTGCGTTGTGATGCGAAGTAAATGTAGCCTTGGAGATGAGGTGTTCCTGATTCACCAACTTCCCTTCCATACACTAAATATCGGTATTGTAGTGCTTGAAGACTGAGTTCATGTTGTGTGGTGTAGTTATTGAGTGTGAAACACCACCCACGTGCGCGTTGTGATGCACCATGCATATTGTAGAATGACAGCCTATATGGTCGACCGCAGGTCAGGGCGACTCATTCGGGTCGCCCTATTATTACCATATAGGCTGCTGAGCACTGAGTCTAGAATGTTCTGGGAACGTTCTCAGTGTTCAGTTGTTCTCTCTAGTTTCTTCCATTTTCGAATTTGCTTCGAAGGTATCAAGTGACTATGGCTACGCCA